AACTAAGATGGACTTTGAAATAAGGTAATATAAATAACTAAAAAGTAATATATAATGGCTCTAAATTTTCCAAACAGCCCATCTTTAAATGACTTCTTTGTTGCAGGAGGTCGTAGATGGCAGTGGAATGGAACTGCATGGCAGAGAATACCTGATCCTGGTGCTCAAGGTGTTCAGGGTGCTACGGGAGCAACAGGTGCCCAAGGAGCAACAGGACCAACAGGTGCTCAAGGTGCGACTGCTGCACAGGGTGCTCAAGGTGCTACAGGTTCTACAGGTGCACAAGGTGCAACAGGACCTTCAGGATCCACTGGTTCTCAGGGTGCAACAGGAGGAACTGGAGCTCAAGGTGCAACAGGATCAACAGGTGCACAAGGTGCACAAGGTGATGAGGGTAACTTTGGTGGTGCAACATTTTATTACACTTTTGAGTCTAATACTACAAATGCAAATCCAGGTTCAGGTGATTTAAGATTAGATAACTCTACACAAAACGCTGCAACAGGAATTTATATTTGTGATACTGATGAAGATGGAACAGATATAGCATCATATTTACAAACTATTGATGACTCTACAAGCACCATCAAAGGACATGTAAAGATTACTAATAAATTAGATTCAAGTCAATTCATATTATTTACAATTTCAAGTTTAACTGATAATACTGGTTACTTTGATATTACAGTCAGTCCTGTAGATTCATCAGCGACTAATCCATTTAGTGCAAATGAAGATATATTAATTACTTTTGCTAGAACAGGTGATAAGGGAGATACAGGTGCTCAGGGTGCTCAAGGTGCAACTGGTTCAGGTGGTGCTTCAGGTAATACAGGACCCACAGGACCAACAGGTGCTCAAGGTGCTACAGGTGCTGTTGGTTCACAAGGTGGCACTGGTGCTACAGGTGCTCAAGGTAGCACAGGACCCACAGGATCTACAGGACCCACTGGTGCTCAAGGTGCTCAAGGTCATCAAGGTAATAGTGGTGGAGCAGGATCCACTGGTGCTCAAGGTGCTCAAGGAGATAATGCAAATTTAGATATGTCTACTGGTGCTCCGAGCAGTCCAGATGCAGGAGACTTATGGTTTGATACAGATTCTGGAATACTCGCTGCTTATTATAACGATGGTAATAGTAACCAGTGGGTTGAAGTTTCAACAGGTCCTAAAGGAGATACAGGTCCTACAGGTGCTACAGGTGCTCAGGGTGCTACTGGTTCAACAGGAGCTCAAGGTGCGACAGGTTCTACAGGACCTACTGGTAACACTGGTCCACTAGGTGCAACAGGACCTTCTGGACCTACTGGTAACACAGGACCTACAGGTGCTCAAGGTGCAACTGGATCTACAGGTGGTGCAGGTTCTACAGGTGCTCAAGGTGCAGCAGGACCCACAGGTTCTCAAGGTGCAACTGGATCTACAGGTGGAACAGGACCAACAGGTGCTCAAGGTTCAGGAGGACCAACTGGAGCTCAAGGTGCGACTGGATCTACAGGTGGAACAGGACCAACAGGTGCACAAGGTGCAACTGGACCTACAGGTGGAACAGGACCCACAGGACCTACAGGTGCTCAAGGTAGCACAGGACCCACAGGACCAGGTGGATCAACAGGTGCTCAAGGAGCAACAGGATCTACTGGTGGTTCAGGACCTACAGGTGCTCAAGGAGCAACAGGATCTACTGGTGGCACAGGAGGAACTGGAGCTCAAGGTGCAACAGGACCAGCTGGTCCAAATATAAACATTGCTTCAGACGTTTATCCCTCCAGCGATAGCGTTTATGATCTTGGAACAGCTTCCAGAAGGTGGGATAGAGTTTATCATGATATGCCTTACTTTCATGCTATGGGTACTGTAGGTAATGCAAACTTCAATAGCAACCAGACTATGGTTTTTGGAGGTCAGAATTTAGATCAGGGTGGTGGATATAACCAAAGTAATGGAATATATACAGCTCCAATCAAAGGATTGTACTACTTTCATATGTCACTTTATAATAATGGTACAGCAACGTTTACTTTCTCTAAAAATGGTGCATCGGCAAATACACAAATTTATGATGGTACTGACGCTGCACCATTGTTTTTTGCTAATGTGACAAGTGTTCAATTTGGACTATCCATACTAGTTGAACTTAATGCAAATGATACTATGAGGGTAAAAGCTAGAGATAATCAGTCTCCCACTCAGACATATATGGGTCACTCAACATTCTTCGGTATGTGCTTAGCTGCTAAATAGTTAAAAAAATTACTTGTTATGATTCATACAAGCATTACAGTAGGGTTAACTACTGGACAATATCTAGCATTTCAGTGTTATACTGATGACCCACAAGACTGGCTAGAAAACGCTGCACATGAAGCTTGTCGAAGAAGTTACATAGACATCAAAAGCACGTATTCAAATTACAAATTAGATAAGGAAGAGGCAATTACAGCGATTGGATCGACTGCAATTATCAATGCAGCAATTTCAGAAAAAGTTGTTATAAATCATGTTACTAGTGAAGGTGGATTAGCTGGAATTGCAGCCACTATGCTAGGGAAAAATGATAGTCCAAGTGAATAATTAAATTATTTTATTAATTATGAAATTTTCTGATTTTATCTACGTCGTAGATGGTTCTTTGACGCAAGATTTTTGTAAAGGATTAATAGAAAAATTTGAGCAGGATCCTGTAAAAGGACCTGGACAATGTGGTACAAAAAAAGGAAATGTTAATACAAAGATAAAAAAATCTATAGATTGTTATATAAGCAATAAAATAAACTGGTCACAGGAGCATAATTTTTTTGCATCAAAGGTTAATGAGCATACTCTTGAGTATGATGCTAGTAACCCAGTGAAGGAAATTATACCATACCCAAATCAACTTAGAGTTGAAGACGAGGAATTAAATCTAAATATTTTTGATGAAGGAATTCACAATACGGGATTTCAATTACAAAAAACAAAACCTGGCGATTATTTTAACTGGCATCATGATTTTGCAACGAATCCAAGAGGAGCTAGGATACTAACATACATGTGGTATTTGAATACTCTAGAAGATGAAGATGATGGATATACAGAATTTTTGGATGGAACTAAAATTCAACCAAAGGCAGGGAGATTTGTATTGTTTCCTTCTTGTTGGACTTTTTATCATAGGGGATTCCCTCCTAAGAAAGACAAATATATTTGTACTGGATGGATTTACCAAAATTTTCCAAAGAATGTAATTGATGAAATCAAAACATTATAACTTGACGATAGACTTGTAAACTAAGTATAATATAGATACTAGAACCTTAATGTGATACCATGATCAAAACATTAATCACAGAGTTTCCAATAACTGATGTTCCTATAGAGAGAAGCATTAGTAAGGAAAAGATAAACAAATACGCATATACTAAAGAAGAAGTAGATGCACTAATCGCTGATGCTGTAAAAGAAGCAGTTGCTGAAGCAAGAAAAATTGATGAAGAGTCAATGGCGAAGCACAATCGTGAAGCTACAGTTATCAGTATGATTCTCGGATTTACAACTCTCGCATTATTTGTTGATGGACTTCTTAGAATGTTAGGTATCATCCCACCATTCATGGATCTTGATGTCAATATTTTAGATAAGATAGAAACTGATATTATAGATAGAATCAAACAAGTTCCAATACAAAGAATTTTGCAATCGGGTTTCAGATAATTACTTGACTACAGGTAAACTATGCCTTATAATAGGGTATATACAATTTTATTATGATTGAAGTACTTGTACAGAATGAACCATACAGGTATGTGAAGATGCCTGATCCACTTGATAATGGTCAACCAGACTATCGTATACAAAAGTGGAACAACCACAACGGTTATAAAGATATGTACCTTTGTGATAACTTCATGCAGTTAAAAACTGCGATTGATGATTTTGAATACACCAAATGGTTAGATCCTGCAGGTGTGCCTTGCTACGTACATGATGTCTAAAGTTGCTCTTATTACTGGTATTACAGGACAGGATGGTTCCTACCTTGCAGAACTTCTATTAGAGAAGGGATATGAGGTTCATGGAATCGTCCGTCGTGCTTCTTTGATTAATACCCACAGAATAGATCACATATATGAACAAATTAAACTTCATTATGGAGATCTTACCGATGCGATGAGTATTACAAATCTCATCAAAGATATTGAACCAGATGAAATTTATAATTTGGGTGCACAGAGTCATGTAAAAGTTTCCTTTGAGATACCAGAATATACAGCACAGGTAGATGGTGTTGGAACACTTCGTGTTTTAGAGGCAGTTAGATTGTTAGGTATGGAGACGAAAACTCGCATATACCAAGCGTCTACATCTGAACTATATGGATTAGTTCAAGAAGTCCCTCAGAAGGAGACCACACCTTTTTATCCACGTTCACCATACGGTGTTGCAAAATTATATGGATATTGGATTCTTAAAAATTATCGTGAAGCATATGGATTACATGCAAGCACAGGTATATTATTCAATCACGAAAGTCCAAGAAGAGGAGAAACATTTGTAACAAGAAAGATTACACGAGGACTATCTAGAATTTCTGTGGGCGAACAAGAGTGTTTATATCTTGGTAACTTAAATGCCAAAAGAGATTGGGGTCATGCAAAAGATTATGTTGAAGCAATGTGGTTGATGCTTCAACAAGATGAACCAGATGATTATGTGATAGCAACTGGAGAACAATATTCTGTAAAAGATTTTGTAGACAAAGTAGCACCATTCTTTGGATTTAATATTGAGTGGATGGGTGAAGGTGAACTTGAATTTGGTTATGATTGGAATACAAAAAGAAAAGTCATAGCAGTAGATAAAAAATATTTTCGTCCTGCAGAGGTAGAGTCTTTGTTAGGAGATGCAAGTAAAGCAAAGCAAAAATTGGGTTGGGAACCTAAAATAAGTTTTGATCAATTAATTGAGGACATGGTGCTTTATGGACAGTGAAAGTAGAGTTTATGTTGCAGGTAATACTGGACTTGTAGGGTCTGCTATTGTTCGCACACTTCATTGGAAAGGTTATACTAATATCTTATCAAGTCCATCTCATCATTGGGATCTGAGAAATCAGATGGACGTAGAGAGATTCTTTAGAGTAAATGAACCAGAGTATGTTTATCTTGCTGCTGCAAAGGTTGGTGGTATAGGTGCTAACGCATATTATCCTGGTCATTTCATCTATGATAATTTAATGATTCAAACAAATGTAATTCACGCAGCGAGAAAGTTTGGTGTTAAAAAATTACTTTTCTTAGGATCATCTTGTATCTATCCTAAGTTCGCTGAACAACCAATTACAGAGGATCAATTACTAGGTGGACATTTAGAACCAAGCAATGATTCATACGCAATAGCAAAGATAGCAGGTATAAAAATGTGTCAGGCATATCGTAAACAATATGGTTTCAATGCGATCAGTTTGATGCCTACAAATTTATACGGTCCTAATGATAATTATGATTTAGATTCATCACATGTTCTTCCTGCAATGATTAGGAAATTTCATGAAGCAAAAGATAAAGTTACATTGTGGGGTGATGGATCTGCAATGAGAGAATTTTTATATGTAGATGATCTTGCTGAAGCAGCGTTTAAATGTATGGTGAATTATGATTCAGAAGATATTATTAACGTTGGAACTGGTAAAGACATTACTATCAAAGAACTAGCTACCACTATCGCAGATGTGGTAGGATTTAAAGGTGAGATAGAGTGGGATACATCTAAACCAAATGGAACACCTAGAAAAGTTTTAAATGTAGATAAAATAAAATCTTTAGGTTGGGAACCAAAAGTTGGTTTACGTGAAGGTATTGAAAAAACATACGAATTGTACAAAGAAAGTTTATGAAAAATTTAGCACTTGGATTTGTATCATTAAGACCTGCACAACTACAAGAACATGTATGTGATGCTAGAGAAGATGAGTATCTAATTTGTTTGAAACAATTAGAAAGAGTTCTACCTAAATCATTTGATTTTTTAGTGTGTGAGAATACCATAGATGATCCTGCAGAGATCAAGAATGAAGAACTTAGAGAGTATCTAAGTAACACAGAGATGTGTGCTACAGGAAGTGAAAGTAATATAGGGACATCTAATAAAGGTATGGGAGAGTTATTACAACTCAAAACTGCCTTGGATCAAACTGATATAGATAAGTATGAGAATATATGCTATGTTACTGCTAGACGTTTTTATACTTGTCCATATGTTTTTGAGAGAACAGAAACCTTAAAAAAGAAAGCATTGCTTTCAAATCCTGATTTTATTTTTCTGGATGGTAGAGTTCTTGAATCTTACAAAGGACCTTTATACAACGATATGTTTTTCTCCATGAAATCAAAATACATGGTAGAATATGCAGAGTATAGTATGGAACAATTAAATACAAATCTTTCTAAACAAATAGGTTCAGAGTATAATCTTTATAATTTTGTTCAAAAAAATAATATAGATTATGAATGGATTGAATGGTTAGGAATTATCAGGAACGCTTGGGAGATTAATGGTAATACATCAGATCTCTCTAACTTTCATATATCATAGGAGTCAAAATGGAAATTCGTGATAAAATGTTATCTGTCCTCCAACCTTTAGGTGGTAAGGAAGAGGTTGAAGAATTAAGAGATACCATTGAAAGTGGTTGGTGGGCAAAAGGTCCTAAAGTTGCAAAGTTTGAAAAAGAATTTGCAGAGATGGTGGGTGCAAAGTATGCAGTCGCAGTATCAAGTGCAACTCATGGTCAGGATTTAATTTTCAAAGCACTGAATATAAAAGATTGTGATGTTATAAATCCAACAATTTCATTTATGACTACTGCTGTTGTTCCTCTTTGGAATAATTGTACAACAAATATAGTTGACGTAGATCCATATACAATGTGTATTGATCCAGAAGATGTTAGAAGAAGTTTAAAACCAAATACCAATGCGATGATTGTTGTAAATCAAGCTGGTGTTCCTGCGGACGTTGATAGTATAAGACAATTTTATGATGGATTTATATTAGAAGATTGTGCACATAGTTGTTATACGCCTGGTGCAGGTACGAAGGGTGATATTGCAGTTTGGTCGTTCCAAGCGGTGAAGACCATGCCTTGTGGTGATGGTGGTATGATTACTCTAAATGATAAAGAGTTATATGAAAAATTAGTATCCATGACTTGGTTGGGTATTACTAGCACATACTCTCGTGTTAAAAATGTTCATAGTGGTAAACCAGGATATAGTTGGGATTATGAAGTAGATATTTTGGGATATAAGTGTTACATGATTGATATCATGGCATCCATATGCTTACAACAAATGAAGAAGTTACCAAAGCATTTAGAGTGGAGAAGACATATACAAAAAAGATATAATACTGAGCTAGCAGATTGTATTCAAGCACCACCTCATAGTGAAACTGTGCAGTATTATTGTGCTAAAGTTCCTCCAGATCATCGTGATAGTTTGATAGATTATCTTTCTTCAAAAAATATTCATACTAGTGTTCATTTCAAACCTTTACATAAGTATAATGTGGTAAAAGGAATGAATCAACGTGAGTATCCTGTTGCAGATGTAGAGTGGAAAAAACTTATAAGTCTACCATGCCATCCTGCGATGACTGAGGAATC